ACTTATGAGTATCTAGTGCAAGCCACTCAAGCGAGTAATGGATATATTCATTCCACTAAGATCCTGTTATGCCAGAACGGAACCAATATCTTTATGACAGAATACGGCACAGTATACTCTAATGATATCCTCGTTACTTTTGATGCCGATCATAATAGCGGCAACTTCAGGTTATTAGCTACTATGACCTCAGCTGCCCAGACAGCAAACAACCTTGTCACCGTTAAAGTAACAAGGATTGCAATGACCGCTGCTTAATATAAGGACTTAACGTCCCTGGCCCCTATATCTCTTCTTTGCGCTGTTACGACTAGTAGCAGCGTATTTAGTATGTTGTCCTGTTCCCTGACGAGTCTTCTTAGGCTTGCCGGTAATAAAGTTTCCGTCTGTAGTTGATCGCGCCATTACTTATATTAGGTTACTTATATATTATATCACATTATCTAGTTAGCTTCTTTAAGTTGTAGCTAAGAGGGGAGAACCACTTAACAATATCATTTGCAATTTGTTCAGTCCTAACCGATCCGCAAGTAAAGATATCACAAGCAGCGATCCCCTTCTCTGGCCAGGTGTGGATGGATAGATGAGACTCAGAAAGCATAAACACAGCAGTGAATCCTTGAGGCTCAAATTTATGGTATTGTGTACCTAGCACATTACATTCAAAATCCCAGAGAGTACCCTCTGCAAAACTAACAAAGTCTTTCATAGAATCAAGTAACAGAAAATCTATCCCGCCCATATCTAATATGATGTGTGTTCCTATCCTATTAAGAGGTTCCATTTAAAAATTTGTGATAAATATATCAGAAGACGCAAATTTATTGCTCGAGTCTACGGTCACAACTTTAGAGTAGGAGCTTGCCCAATCTAATAAAGTTTGATCTACTCTACCTCTATTAATTAACCTAGAAGTGAGTAAAAAATTATACCTTAAATAATCAACGTTTTTAAAAAAGCCGAGGACCTTGCTCCTAGTTTTTTCTGTACAAGGAAAGGGTATATGGAAATAGATCAGAGATTTCTTGGTCAAAAGGTCTCTCTCAAAGGTGCTAAAACTGCCCTTCATAATTACGAAGTCTGTGTTAACTAACTTCTTATTATTTACACGTATTTTTTCTGTATCTAAAGAATGAGGGAAGTATCCGCCTTTAAAGTTTCCGTACTTGTCAAACTTATGTCTAAATCCACTACAGGCCAACAGACAATATAGCTTTGCCATCGTTCTCTGGCTTGGGTCTTTTAGTTCTTGGTTGACGTCCCTCCTCAACCTAAAAAATTTTGCAGGCCCCCAGCTCCCTTTGAAATTAGTTTCAAACTCTTCTTTTATTAGAGACTCGGCATATGGCATCCTCATGAGGGCATGAAGTCCTAGCACATGCTTTTCTTTAGAAAATCCAATTCCACCGGCCCCCTCATATAAGATTTCTCCTGTAGACAGCCCGAAATCATAGATATAGCGGCTCTTAACGTCCGTTTTTGAGGCAAAAAAATAATCCCTCGAGCCAGGAAGCAGTTGTCTACCAGGATAGGGTATTAGGGGGCTATTTAAGCTTTCTCCACGTTCTTCCATTAAAAAAGCAGACTAAGTTAGGGTTGAATATTCTTATTGTACCAGGCGGAACTTTATCATAGGAAGATTTATCACCAAAAGTGTTAAGTAGAAGATATTCTGTATATTCTTCTGTATTCTCTACAATCCCTACGGCTTTCTGTAGTAGAGATATAACTGATATCACAGCGATTCCATGTATGCTTTTATACCTACCTTTATCTTCTACTGTCTTCTTTAAGAAACTTAACTGATTTGGCTTAAACTGAGCATAATGATCAGAGCTAATTGAATGGTAACGTGTCTGCGGGGCTGAGATCATGCTTTTACTTTTACGTCCCATTATTATATCAGGTTATTTTTTAATTGGCCCTACATTTTGTATTGATCTTCTGCTTTATCGACCCTTAGAGTTACAGGTGCTTGCTCGATACGAAGAGTCTGATGAGGAGCAGTTTGTGCGGCTTTCTCGATGAGCCTCTCCATTTGCTCCTTGGAGATACCTCCTCCAGTGCTACCACTAGACTCACCCGCTTTCTTAGCCGCCTGGACTCCAAATGTTGCTAAGACTCCAGTGAAGACTGATGCGATAAAAGTTGGGTCTAGCTTTTGCTCGGGGATCCCAAGTGCAGGAGGGAGTTTTATATAGGCCAAGGTTAGGATTCCACCAGACCAAACAAGGATGCCTAATCTAACAAAAGTAGAAAGAATAGCAAGTTGTTCTTCTTTATCGTCGGCCGCCTCCTTAATTTTACCTATAATACCTTTCTTCTTGGGTTTTTCTTCCGCGATTTTGCTATCTGTCATTTTTTAATAAAGTCTCGTTTGACTTTAAACCAGGGCTTTTTTACAGCTATCGGCGATAGATTAACGGATAGATCTTATTTAGTACATCATCGTAGTCTTCGTACCAACGACTTCCTATTACCTGTTGCTGTTGCTGTTTACGAAGAGACTTGAAGATTAGCTCGAGCTCTTTTTCACTAAAATTCGGTTCCATTAATCTTTTCTAGGTAAATTTTTTCATCTTGATAGGGGATGTATTCTCCTGTTTTTATCCTCCAAGCCTGCTGGATATCTGGTAATAACCACTGGTCTACCCTGTAGCAATGCGACCAGTTAACTGGCTGTATGCAGTTCATCACTGCCACGTTCCAAAATGCTACAAGGTGGATCCAAAAGCTAAGCACTGAAATGTTTCAGGATGACTTCGATACGCTCTTCCTCGTGCGCAATGATATCAAGCTGGTCTTGGATAGAAGCAAGTACGTCAGGGTGCTCTCCAATTCCCACTGGGTTTTTTAGATAGATCTCCACATTAAGCTTTGCTTTCTCAATGTTGCCTAAAGCGTTTGCTTTAAGGGCTTTAAGAATTTCGTTTCTCATTTTAATAGAGTTCCTCCTCTTTTTCTGCTTCTATTATACAGTCAGATGTGGGATAAGCGACGCAAGTAAGCACAAATCCCGACTCAAGCTGGTCATCATCTAAGAACGACTGGTCTGACTGATCAACTGTACCTTCAACAATTTTTCCTGCGCATGTAGAACAAGCTCCAGCCCGACAAGAATAAGGCAGGTCTATTCCTGCTTCGTCAGCTGCGTCTAGTAGGTATTGATCTTCTTGACATTGAACTGCCTGATCTCCTTCGGATGTTCTAAAAGTAACAGTAAATGTCATAATTATATATGAGGTTGAGTTATATATTATACACCATCTTTCACCCTTTTTTACTAAAAAAGAGGGTAGTTATACCCTCTGTGGCGGTTTGAATGGGCAATCGGGGCATCCTGCACCACAACATCCTTTATTCTTTGTCATAGATTTGTTCTAGTTTTTCTCTAGAGAGATCAACATACATCAGCTCCTCACCTGCTTGTGGTGCTTCAGGATGCTTTGGTTTGGGAGGAGTCCTCATCTCTATGTTAATAGATTGAATGTTAGCCCACATCATAGCAAAGGCACCACCAGCAATAAGAGCGAAGCATATAAAGTATAGTGTGACTTCAAAACTATTCATCATGCTTCCTGAAGAGCTTGTAGCGTGTTATGAAGTTCTCCAATATCACGGAGACCTTCAACGCTAAACCAAGGAGAGTTTGCCCAACTAAACCCTTCGCCCATGGTGCTGTCTGGCGCCGTGATGTACCAATGACATGCTGTGTCCGGGACATCTACAGCACACTTAGACCAGTCGTCACTCCATTGTGGGACTTGCACCCACATTAGAGCGGCAAATATTAAACTGAATATTGATTTAATCATGTCTTGTTTTAGTTTGGGTTCAAAGTTCTAATAAGAAGAATCCTTATTAGAGAGTAGTTTCCTTAAAATTAGTTCATCAATAGAGAATAAACCGCTGCCATTAAGAACAATGCAAGCGGCTCCTCCCCAGTAAAGTACTAAGAGCTCTAACAGGTAGATATTGAATCCACCCGTCATAACGGCATGATAGATCGCAAAAGACATAGTGCCTAAGATGGCCAGGGCACCCAATAGAGTACCAAGGCCAAAGATTATCATCCAACTTCCCACAATCTCAGAGAATGCCGCGATGTATGAGAAGAATATAGGAAATGGTAGATGCAAAGGTCTTACGAATGCATCTGCAAAGTTCTGAATATTATCTAGTTTCTCGTATCCATGATGGATAAGCATGATGCCTACCGCTAAACGAAGTATCAAGATTCCTAGAGACCTAATCATAGCGCATTACCACGAGGTAGGACTTCTTCTGGGAAAATAAACTGTTCGTGTGGTTGGTCAACAGGTGCCAGCCATGCACGGAGTCCCTCGTTCAGGAGGATATTCTTGGTGTAGAACGTCTCGAACTCGGGATCTTCTGCTGCTCTGATCTCCTGACTCACAAAGTCGTAAGCACGAAGATTAAGAGCAAGACCAATAATCCCGATACTACTAGTCCAGAGCCCCATAACTGGAACAAATAACATAAAGAAATGAAGCCAACGCTTGTTACTAAAAGCGATACCAAATATTTGAGACCAGAATCTGTTGGCCGTAACCATAGAGTAGGTCTCCTCCTCTTGGGTTGAGTCGAACGCTTTGAATGTGTTTGCTTGTTCG